TGGGACAGCGTCGGGGCCAGCGTCTGGGACAGCGTCTGGGACAGCGTCGGGGACAGCGTCAGGGCCAGCGTCTGGGACAGCGTCTGGGCCAGCGTCTGGGACAGCGTCTGGGACAGCGTCGGGGCCAGCGTCGGGGCCAGCGTCGGGGCCAGCGTCAGGGACAGCGTCAGGGCCAGCGTCAGGGACAGCGTCGGGGCCAGCGTCTATGGTCAACACGATGCTAACTGGCTCGCGTTCTACAAGTATTTTCACGACGAATGCGGGCTAGTCGAGCAGACCAAAAAACTCGAAGGCCTGTGGATGCTTAGCAAATCGGCCGGCTGGGCGATTCCGCACGAGAACATCTGCTGGGTCTCAGAGCGGCACAACATTTTGGAGCGCGATGAGCGCGGGCGCCTGCACTCGGTGAGTGGCCCTGCGTGCGCTTATCCGGACGGCTGGGGCATCTACGCCGTGCACGGCGTACACGTGCCGGCGGACATCATCGAGGATCGCGCTTCACTCACCGTTGCTCGAATCGACGCGGAAGAAAACGCCGAGGTGCGCCGCGTGATGATCGATCTCTATACGCCAAAGCGTTATCTCGCCGATTCTGGCGCGACTGTGGTGCAGGAACTCCCTGAGAATCACTACATCGTGGGCCTTCGCACCGCGCGCTTACTGCGCAAGGAAGTGGCGAACGATGAGCCTATCGTCATGATCGACCTGCTTAATTCCACCCCTGAGCCAGACGGCACCGTGAAGCGCTACCTCTTGCGCGTGCAACCGGAAGCCTATGACGGGGAGGCCTCACGTGATTGTTTGGCGGCAGTCGCCAGCACTTGGCGCATGCCTGATGGGGCGCTCGCATTCAAGCGTCCTTCCGATTATCAGCCGGTATTTGAGTCATGAGCGAAACAGAATTGCAACTGCGCAAATCCATAGATTACGAAACGCGATTGAGCAAACAGGCCGCATTGATCTTGCAGCAAACCCGCACTATTCGCGAATTGCGCACCCGTGTAGCCGCTGCTGACTCACAGCTAGCCTGGGCACGACGGGCGCTGGGTAGGGAGAGCGCGTGAGTAATTGTGAGAGCAAATGCGATTGTGGCAATCCCTCAGTTGCGTACTACGGGCCCCACGACCCTGATTGTCATTCGCTCGATCTGTGCGACGAGGGGCGCATGTGTGACAAGCATAGGGCCGAAGCGGAAGCCGACCACGCGTACTTGAAGCACGTACCGCGGCACATGGTCATCGATGATGAGGAAGCCGACGAGGAGCGCAACCAGGAGCTTAGGGACTCGGGCCGCGAACACCTTATCGATCTCCCTGACCAGATAGACCGGGCGCGAATGCGCATGAAGGACGAACTATACGACATCGCTGTGATCAGCGACGAAAGGAGAAACAAGTGAGTGCAGCAGAGAAATGGGTTGCAGATGCCACTACGCCGTTACCGCCGCCGGTTGCGAGCATGGACAAGATCGCAGCGGCGCTGGCTAAGGCGCAGACCGAAATGCAGAACCCTGGGTTTGATTCCACGAATCCGCATTTCAAGAATCGGTTTGCATCCCTCGCCGCCGTGCGCAATGCAGTGGTCCCAGTGATGGCGAAGAACGGCATATTCGTCTCGCAGGATCTTGTGAGCATTGAGGGCGCCGTGTCATGCCTGACGATCCTAACGCACGCCAGCGGGCAGCAAATGCGCTTTGGCCCATTGGTATTGCCGGTCTCCAAGAACGACGCCCAGGGCTTTGGGAGCGCTGCAACGTATGCTCGGCGCTATTCCCTGATGGCGGTCGCTGGCGTGGTTGGGGATGATGATGATGACGCCAATGCAGCCACTGGTAAGCCTGCCGCTGCGGTGGGGCATGATCCGCGCGGCGAGATGGGCAAGGATGTTCCAACGGAAGAAGTCCAGAAAGCTTCCGCTCAGATGCGCGACATCATGGATATGGACGTTGAGGAACCGATCAAGGCTTTGAAGGTTCTCGACTACCACGACATCTTGAATCGCAACCAAGACCTATATGTCGCGGCCGCAGACGGCCTGGGATCGAAGCTTAAGAACGCCTGGAAGATTTATGTATCCCTCGCGAAAGCCGCTCAGAAAGCCGATACGGCGTCCTCACGTCGATGAGTGGTAAGCCTCCCAAGTTGACGTACTCGAAGCTGCGCCTTGCGGATGCGTGGAATCTATCCAAGCCGGTGCCGATGAAAACTATTGCCGGACAGTTGGGTATCTCGATCAACACGCTTTATGACGCTATCCGCCGTCGTCGCGCGTATAGGGATTGCCCGCGTGCTAGTTGAAGACTCACGGCTTGAGCAGTCCTTGAAGAAGCTCGCACAGACCGATGGGCCTGTGGCGGATCTTCACGTGGAAGCCGAGCGCTGTGAGTTTCGAGCGAAGGCAATTAAGGATGCGATCTTTCTGCGCTCCGAAGGTTCAGTTGCCGAGCGTACGGCGATTGCCGGGACGCATCCTGAATACGGCGCGGCAATGGAGAAATACTTCGATGCTCTTGCGAAGCACGAAACGATGAAGAACGAACGCTCGCGCGAGATGCTGATTGTGGATGTATGGCGCTCACTCAGCTCGGCGCGCACGAAAGGGTTAATTCAGTGATCCGCACCGGCATATCCAAGGATGAGAGGCGCTACCAGGCTCTGCGCGATCTAGGCTGCATTGCTTGCCACTTGGACGGCTATTTTGGCGTGCCACCAGACATGCACCACTTAGTCGATAAAGGCACCAGGAAGCTTTCAGGCGGCAACAAAGCGACCGTGCCCTTATGCCCTTGGCATCACCGCGGCCAGCCTCCAATGGACTTTACCGTTGGCTACATGCACGCCACGCGCGGACCATCCATGCACTGGCATGGCAAGGAATTTACTGAGCGCTATGGCACTCAGCGCGATCTGCTGGCGAAAGTGAACGAGGCTATCAAGTGAAAGAGCCCAAACCTAGAATGACTTTGGTAACCGATCCGCTCGTGATCGCCGCGCTAATGGCAAAGGGTAAGTATCGCGAGTCGCTGCCGTTTTGGACGCGGCAAGGCGATGCGCTGTGGGTCGAAAAGCCTGTCGCGACTGTCGCCAACACCGGGAAAAGGAGTTGAGCATGAGCGTTTGTTCATCCTGTGGCGCGACGATTACGTGGCTACTGACCGGCAATGGCAAGGCAATGCCGGTAGATGGGGCTGTGCATACGCCAGGACCCGGTAACGCGCTGTTCGACGCCAAGGTGCATGTCTCTCACTTTGCAACGTGCCCGAACGCGAATCAGCATAGGAAGCCTCGATGAAAAGCAAACTCAATGGCGCTGAGATAGGTCCCGGCAAGGGCTGGTCCGATTGGCGCAAAGCGCGGGACCGGGCAATCATCAAGCCGCGCAAAAACGTGGGCGCCCGCAAGATGGCGAAGGCCGAAGCGAAGCGTAGTCAATCTGCAAAGGAGGGAAAGCCTAAATGAGTATGCAAGCCGCGTTGGTTCGGGCGATTCTTGAAAAACACGAAAGCTATCAATGGACGGTGCAAGGCTTCGGCATGCTGCGGACCAAGATCGCCGACATAGGCCGCATCCACATTTGGGACTCCCGACTGGCTACGCCGTTGGTGTCCACGATGCACACGCACCCCTGGCCGCTGAAGTCCACAGTTATCTCGGGCGAGTTGATCAATCAGCGCTTCAACGAGCACAAGGCCGGCTCACTGAAATACATGCGGGCCGTCATCAAGTGCGGCGAAGGTGGCGGATTGGCTGGCGAACCGCCGACAGAAGTCAGGCTTATCTCGATGCCGCCCGAGACGTACCTCGCTGGCTCAACCTACGAGCAGCGGCCTAACGAAATACATCGCAGCATTCCCCAGGACGGCACGGTGACGCTCATGGAGCGGCCCCAGGGTATGGAGGACGCGATGGTGTACTGGCCGATTGGAACCCAATGGGTCAGCGCCGAGCCGCAGCCAATCGAGGGATGGAAGCTACAGCAGGCGGTCTCTTACGCGCTATCTCGCTGGGACACCGCTTCGGCCGAAGTCCAGCACAGCGACGCTTGCAAGATCCGCAATCTCGCGCGGCCCAGTTCATGCGACTCCGAATGCTCTCCTGTGCAAAGAGAGGTTGGCAAATGAGCGAAGCCCACGAAAAGACCCGTATTCGGCAACTGGAAGACGCTGCAGCCCATTGGGAGCACAAGTACGCCACCGCCCGGCAGTACAACCGCAACCTCGAGGAGCGCAATCAGAAGCTCGAGGCTCAGAATGCCGCGCTACTGGACGACGTGAACCAGGACGAGGGCTACGAGCGGCTGAAGGCGCGTAATGCACAGTTAGAGGCGGCGCTGCGGCCGGTAGCGAATCACATGGTGATCGACAAGGACAAAGAGTTAATCGGCGGTTGTTACGCCATTGACGTTGTCCAAACCGCGAAAGGGTTAGTTGGCTCGGTTTTAGAGCCGTTGGTGCGATGCTACCAGTGCGATCCTGCCGAGCAAGGAAATTGACGACATGAACGACAACGACACGCTGGCCGACGATCTGCGCAAGGACAGCCTGGCGCTGATGAAGCTGCTGGCCGACGAGAAGCACAAGTCGGAAGCCCTCGAAGTCGAGCTGGCCGGCGTGCGCTCTGACCTTGCGATGTGCGAAGCCAAGGGGTCTAGCCTACAAATGCGGACCGACAAGGCCGATCTGTTGCGCGTGCTGGGCGTGGCTGATGAGCGGATCAAAGCGCTTGAAGCGCTCAATTCCAGGTTGGCGAATGACATCAATTGCGGCGAACTATTGCCACAAACGGAAACGTTTGCTGTCAAGGAGCCGAAGTGAAGCAGCGCGGTGGTGGTTGGAAGAAGGGGCGGCCTGACATGAGCGATGCCGACTACCTGGCGAAGCTGAAAAGTAGGTGCATTATTTCAGAGTCTGGCTGCTGGGAGTTGCAGGGTTTCCGGCGCCATTCGCGAGCATGGGAAGGTGGAAGCGGATACGGCGAGATGGCATACCGCGGAAAAACGTGGCGCGCCCATAGGCTTGCCTACCACCTGACGAAGGGCCAGATACCAGCCGGGCACGTGGTCCGTCATACCTGCAATAACCAGTGCTGCTGTAACCCGGAGCATGTAGTCAGCGGCACGCAAAAAGAGAACATCGCCGACTGCATTAAGGCAGGAAATCAACAGTTCCACCCGAGCCATTACACGCACTGCAAGCGCGGGCATCCGTTCAAGGAACACGGCAGGGCCACCAAGTCCATGACGGGCGAACGCCGCTGGCGCGCCTGCGTGGTCTGCCAGCGAATGCATCTTAGAAGGGCTGCCGGATGGCCGGCGCATCTATTGGACCTGCCACGCCAACCGCTGGGCAAAACGCCTCGCGAGTTGATCGAATGGCGAGCGACAGAAATGAACCGGGGAACTGTCAAACCGTGAGAATTGCGCCCATGACCGTCAAAACCGCGCAGGGCTTGATTGCCGACTGGCATCGACACTTGAAGGTGGTTCAGGGCGGATTGTTCGCGGCGTGCGTGATGGACGGTGACGACACGATAGGCGTTGGGCTGGCAGCTAACCCAGCTCGCGTATGGCAGGGCACTGGCCGCTTCGTGATCGCCCGTGTGGCCGTGTTGGATGGCAAGCCGAACGCGTGCTCAATGCTGTACGGCGCCCTTTGCCGAGCCGGTAAAGCACTCGGCTATCGCGAGGCGTGGACCTATACACGGATGGATGAGCGGGGCACATCGCTGCGAGCTGCTGGCTTTCAAGAGATGGGCGTGACCAAGGCTGAAGAATGGGACCGCGAGAAGCGTCCGCGCAAGGCCGCTGAAAACGCAGAACAGAAACGACGATGGATGAGGAGACTGGCGGCATGAGCGACATTCAAGACAAAGCCTTTTGGAAGGCTGAGGCCATAGCTGCGAATACTCTCATCCGCGAACTTGAAGCGTTGTGCAGAACCTCAATAACGTTTTTCGGTGAAGATTTTGACGACGATGATATCGATTCCAGCGCCATGTCTTCGCAATACACGGCCCACTACAAGGCGCTAATTGCTGCGTGTGAACGCTCACAAGCGAGTGACGCAGGAGTCGAAAATGGTTAAGCGATACGGACGAGCCATCACGGCGGACCTTCCTGAACTTCCGGGAGGTGCATTCGTTCTAGCTGGCGACTACGACGCTCTAGCAGAGGCGCTGACCAAAGTTCACGGCATCGTCGCTGAGTATTGGGGCCCGTGTCCAGGCAGCGTCGAGACGTTGCTGACTATTCGTGATGCCCTAGGCGCAACGACCTGGCGGCCGAATGTCGACTTCATGCCGAGGCTCATGACAGAAAATACCTCCGCAGGAGAGTCTAAGTGAAGCCAGTTACGCTACCGCGGGAGCATTCGGACGCCATCAGGCGCGTGCTCTTGCTGGTCGATAAGTACATGGGGCACCAGAATCAAACGACGCTCCACGGGATCGACGGAGGGTTGTGGACCACTAAAGAGTTGCGCGGCCACGTCAAGGCAGTCAAGAAGCTTCTGCCACGCGAGAGCGCCGTATGAGCGGCAGCAATCTGGTACGCGAATTGATCGATTCCGCCAAGGCGCTCTTGGACGACGAATGGCGAGCGACCATTGATTGGGGCTCGCTAGACGAGCGGGATGTCATTAGGGCGCGTTTGACCAAGGCGATCGCGGCCTGCAACGCAACCTACCAAAAGGCACGCGATAAGCGCCGCAAGATCGAACAGCGTCGTCAATCTACATCCAGTTCTGTCACAAAATGATGCGGACCCTCTCACTTGGTGCCGGTGTTCAATCCTCCACGCTCGCTCTTATGTGCGCGGCCGGTGAGATTGAAGCGCCTGAGATTGCCGTTTTTGCTGATACGCAGGACGAACCGGCCGCTGTCTACGTATGGCTCGATTGGCTCGAAAAGCAATTGCCATTCCCGATCCGGCGAGTGAGTCAGGGCAAGCTGAGCGCGACTGCCTTACAGGTCCGCACCTCCGCGGCTGGCAATCGCTATATGAAACCGATGATCCCGGTCTATACCGTCGATGCCAACGGCAAAAAGGGCATGGTCCAACGTCAATGCACCATGGACTATAAGGTCGAACCTATCCTTAGGGTCTTGAGGCACGAGCGTAAGGGCCGCGACGTGACCCAGTACCTGGGTATCAGTTTCGATGAATTGGAGCGCATGAAGCCCTCTCGCGAGCCCTGGCTGCGCAATGAATACCCGCTGATCGATTTGCGGATGACCCGTCAGGACTGCCTCAATTGGATGACGGCCCAAGGCTACCCTACGCCGCCCCGGTCCGCCTGCATCTATTGCCCGTTCCACAACGACACCGAATGGAAGAAGCTCACGCCTGCGGAGTTTGAGACGGCTTCGGAGTTTGAGAAGCAGTACCAAGCGTCCTTTGCGCAAACCGATTTGGATGGAGTGCCGTACCTACACGCTGATCGGGTGGCGCTGGCAGATGTGGATCTGAGCGACAGCAAGCCAAAACCGAAGCGCGATGATAAGCAAAGAGACTTCATAAACGAATGTGAAGGGGCGTGCGGTGTCTGAGACGTGCGAAGAATGCGGTGGCGACATGGGCGGGTTTCACTTCACGGGGTGCCGACTGAAATACAAATCAGAGCCGGAACATCAGGCCCAGATGAAATGGGCACGTGAGATTGTGAGCAACGTGGTCATTCCGGAAGAAGTGGCTACTGGTAATCCATGCCCTGTCGGTGGCAAATGAGCGAGCCAGTTGGCAAATGCAAGGTGGTTAGTGTGGAACCTAGGCGAGACCATGCTCACGCCGTATATGCCCGCGTGTGGGTCGAGGACGCGGCAGGGGGTCGTTGGTACTTCGATGCCGCATGTCTGAATTTCGAGCTTCGCAGTCAATCTGAAACAGGAGCCGAGCATGGATAACTCACGCATGAAAGACTGGGTTAATGGCCAGCCGATACCAGAATCGCAGCCGGTCGCGGAACTGTGCGCTCGCCTTCGTCGCAGGGCCGACTCCACCAAATGGCACGACGACCATTTGCTGTGGCGCGAGGCAGCGGACGAAATCGAACGCTTGCGCGCCCTGATTCCAGGCGAGCGCACGAGCGTTATTCGGCAACAGCCAATGTATAGCCTTCCTTGCTGCGCCAAAGAAAAACGAAACATGGATGGCGGCTGCGATAACTGCGGTGACCCGTGTTTATAAGCTCAGCTTTCGATGGAGGTTCCGAGCATGGCTAAGTTTTTGAATCGCGCCGACATACCTAACATCGAGCATTTCATGTTCTTTGGAATATTCGAGGATAGACGACGCCATTTGTGCGAAGTAAGGAAAGACAAAATTGGCTGTCATGGCGTGTACCGTGTATCAGACGGAGATCAGTGCTTCCAAAACCTCATAGCGTGGGAAAGGATAGCAGGGGAAAATTGCAGGCTATCCTTGGAGATGTGGGTTCGTGAACGACTGGATAACTGTTTTCGGATTGCTGCGCTGAAGGAAGAAGGCCCGGACAGAGACAGTTGGATAGAGGACGCTATCTACTTCAATAAAATTCTTCGGCGTCTAGACTCTCCTGCCAGCGGATCAGATGGCACATGACTGACAAAGCAACGGTGCGGGCGAAATACCCACAAGCCATGCAATGGCATTGGGCTGACGGATGGGTGATTTACTCAAAGCCAAGCGGCGGCGAACACTTGACGAGCACTGGGCATCGCTCTAGGGCCGCAGCATGGCGCGAGGCAGCAAAGCGGCTCGCCTCACAATCTGATGCCGATTCCAAGCCATGAGCGGTGAGCAAAAAGCCTTCGCTATCTTCCTGCTCTATATCGCAGCTATCGTGATTTTGATTATGGCGGGGAGTGTGCTGAGGTGAGTATCGAAAAGTTTTGGGTCAAGGTGAAGCGCGGTGCTGATACAGATTGCTGGCCCTGGCAGGGCTTTAAGAAGCCGACCGGCCACGGGCTCACCTCCTACAAGAGCGAGCCGATTCATGCCAGCCGCAAAGCCTACATCCTCACGCACGGGCCAATTAGGGATGGCAAGTGCGTAAACCACCGTTGCGACAACGCGGCGTGCTGCAACCCCGCTCACCTCTACCTTGGAACAAGGGCCGACAACATGATCGATCGATTCGGCAACACCAAACCTGAATACCGCAAGGCTACCGGCCGCGCGCGCGTGCTCACCGATGCGCAAATAGAAACGCTGTTCAAGATGCGCCGGGCAGGGGCGACTCTCAAAGTATGCGCGGATAAGTTCGATGTGCATTTGGCGACGATCGCTCGCTACATCACGATTGAGCGCAAACGGAAGCTTGAGAAGATCCGCGCGGACAGATTGGGAAGTTCGCAATAGCCGTTGTATATAACTAGAGGATTGTCTCGTAACCCATTGTAACTATTTACCAATGAATACAGTGTCTTAAATGTATATTATGGTAAGTGCGAAATGGGTGTATGTTTGGCTGAATGGCCACACGTCCGCCTGAACTATACGGGATAAATATCAACGAGATATCTCGCATTTGCGGGGTATGCATCAAGACGGCGACACGATGGAAGGACGGGAAGACCTGTCCGCCGAAAAGCGCACTTTTGCTGCTCGCCGGGGATCTAGGATGTTTCGATTCAGCTTGGGCTGGATGGGTTGTCAGACGGGGCGCGTTGATCTCGCGCGAGGGGTGGGAAATCACGGTCAATGATGTGATGGCGGTCCCGCTGGTGCGGGCGCAGCTTGAGGCGTACAAGACAGCGGAGCGCAAGCTGCTCGACCTGCCATCTCAACCGGAGGCTGCGGACTGGCCTGAATGGATCTTCGAGAAGCAGGCTTAGTCCTTAGGCTCTTTCTTCGTCCAGGGGAATATCCGCCACATGCCGGTTTGCGTCATCTCTTCTTCAGTGACGACGATCCCAGGATCCTTCGGCTCAAGCGGCTTGAAGTCGAGTTCAATCCGGTGCGGTGGGATGTCCGGGAGTTTGGGCTTTTTGGTCCAGGGCCATTTCATCGAGCCAAACACACCTTGGCGATATAGTCTTGTAGGTATGTTACGCGCGCATCAGCTTCGATACCTATGGGAGCAAGCTTTGGCCAGGGGTCAAAGCTCTGAGAATCTGCTTTTGGTAGGTCGGTGGGACCATCATTGCCGGGTCTGGCGCTGGCGGTTTGTAACACGGGGCGATGATTCGAGACGCGCACGCACTCAACAGCAGGGGCAGGAATAGCAGGGGCAGCGAGAGCCGCATGGTAGGTTTTATCCTCTTGAGTGAGTTCAACGGTAGCCTTCGATTCTTGCGCCGTATTGGCGGCTTCCTGCTTCGCCACAGCAGCGGTATCGGCCTGCACGCATTCCTTCGCCCCGCGGTGCTCAAAGTACCAGGGGACGCCGATCACGAGCATAGCCAGGATCGCGCCGTAGGCAATGATGCGTTCGATGCTTGTCACTTTCCATCCTCATCAGGCGGCGGCGGTAAGATCGAGAATCGACGCCATGCCTCTTTCAGCCAGCCCATCAAATTTCCCAGGTGCGTCATTTTGGTGAACAGCGAGCCGTGCTCGAGCGAGTTTTGCGTGCGATTGCCCTCAACGGCTTTTAAGAGCACTTGTTCGGTCTCTTTGAGATCTGCTTTGGTAACTGGTTCACTCAATTCATGTCCCGTAAGTCAATGTGTAAAACCGCGCCACGCTAGCTTCAATACCCAACCTGCTAATGCCAGCCCAGCGGCTCCTAGTGTTCCTCGAATCGCCCAAGTACCCCAATTTATAGCCTGCTTGGCTACCGCGTTTTCCAAGATTCTATGCACGCCCGATTCGGTCTGAAACTTCACCTTCTCTTGCTCTAGCGCATTGATCCTTGCATCTAGACGGCCGGTATAATCGTCAATGTCGTATATCGCCTGGCGGACACGATCGAGAATGATGTAAACATCTTCCTCACGGTCGACCTTCGCCAGAATGCGCCGGGTAATATTTGGGTCTCTCATTTTCCATCGTCATCCCTTCGCGCGAGCTGATTGAAGTGCCCGATGCCCGCGGTGGCCATGCCGATGATCAGCAGGAACGTGCCACGCTTCGGCGCCGAGACCCACTGCCCCACCGTGTCGGCGTTCAATTCAACCACGCCTAAGAAGACGCCCAGGTACCCAGTTACGGTCGTGCGCTTGCTCCATAGCCAGTTAAGAAAGCGCAAGGGCCTCACTCACTGGTGCAGTCGCCTCGCAACCGACGTAGTTGCACACATAGTCCAGATACTGCTCCGTATTGTTTTCACTCGGCGGTGCGTAGCTGTAGATCAGCTGCTGCACGTTCCAACCGCGCGCAGGGCCGCTATCGAGAACGAGCTGGCGCTCAAGCGCGGCCCATCCGGTGGCATCGTCTGGGAAAGATCCCACAGCGTCTGGCTGGTTGTCAGGATGCACCTCACCGTTCCCGTGGCGCAGATCGCCTGGATTGTGGTTACGCTGAGGCAACGAGCCTTCAACGTAGAAGCCCTCCTCATGCGCGATCGCTTCGGCGAGCTTGCTCACTAGAAATGCACCTTGTGGCCGATGACGGCGCCGATGATCAAGCAAAGCGTGCAAGCGATGTAAAGTCGATAATCGGTCCAAAACGTTTTCACCTTTGCGACATCAGCATCCACCGAAGCGATCACGCCTTTGACATCGGCGAGCGCTTCAGTGGCATCGGTTACTACTGGATCAGTCATGATTTCATCCTCTAGAGTTTTAAGAGACCGCACCGATAACGTTGGGCGATGAGCCGCCGCTGACGAAGGTTTCTGTACCACCATTCAAGGCGATGGCTTTGCCGGCAGTTCCGCCAGCGCTGAATACCGCCGTGTGACCTGCGGTTGCGGTCGAGGGTGCAACTCCAGTGCTTCCCGCGGTGCCATACGCTCCGCCGGCGCCAGCTACGCCGATGATTGCGTTACCTGCAGCGGTACCGACGCCTGCCGCTCCCGCAGCACCTGAAACCCCGATGCTGCCGTTGACTCCATTGCCGCCCAAGGCATTGCCGCCTGAGATGTAAACACCCAGGCCGCCGATCCCGCCGATGCCTCCGCCAGCACCACCTCCCCCTCCGCCCGCATTGCCGCAGCCGTTACCGACCGCGAAACCGTCGTATGCACCACCACCCCCACCACCGCCACCGCCGCCCCAGATGTGTCCTGCGGCATTCGTGATATTGAAAGTGACGCCAGAGCCTGGTCCGTTGATCGCATTGCCACCGCCGCCGGCGAGAGTCGAGGAAGCCACTGACGTACCAGAACCTGGATAGGAGGCCCATCCGCCATTGGCTCCATTGCCACCAATACCAATGATGTAGCCGAGGTTTACAAGATTGATCGTGGAGCTTGCCGGCAATCCTGATAGATCCAGGGCCGCGGTCGAATTGTTCGCGGAACTTACGACCACGCCTGCCGCTATCGTGAGATTTACCGTAACGGCTGAACTTGGCTGACCTAGCGCGGTAAATAGATTGAAGTTCGTGACATTCGCGCTGATCGTCACATTCGATGTCGCGGTTGTGTTACCGATCGCCGCGAAGTGCCCTATGATCCACTTGCCGATCGCGGCGTTGTAGCGCATCAAGAATCGATCTATGCCGCTGGGGCCTGAGCTTAAAGTCGGCGGCGTCGTATTCTCGAAAGCGAACACCGAGTTCCAAGTGAGCGTTCGCCCGCCGGTCGCATCCTGAACGACCAGTAAGTCGATCTGCTGACCATCCACCGGATTTGCTGGCGCTGCCATTGTGCGGTTTCCCGCGATGGTCAATATCTGGCAGTCACCCACCTGGCAATTGATCGTGACCGTCGCGCCGTCTGTGACCGTGTGATACGGGGAAGCGTTGGTAACATCAGTGAATGTGTTTTGAACGATGGTGCCAGCAGTGACTTCCGCCGCGGTTCGAGACTGACGCGCGTAGTTGATCGCGGGGATGCCATTCAGCGTGGTCGCATTCGTGATCGCAGCCGTGGCAGGAGGGACTACCGGATCAGTGTCTTCAAGAAGCACGCCAGCAGCGCTGTATAATTGCGCTCGATAAATCGTCGCCGGATTTAGATATATCGGAACGAAACGGCCGTCAGATGCAGAGACCGTTCCACCGGTCGGATTCACACTTCCCGGCGTTGGCTGAGAAAGCGGAGTGGTTAATAGGCCGTCCGCGTAGACATTCGTCGGCGTGGTGGTCCCGGTGAGGGAAAAGCAGTAATAGCAGCCCGCTTGGAATTGCCCGGTCGCGCTTAACGGTTTGACCCGTGGATCGTTAAATAGGGCGCCTGTCGGAGTCGTCATTTCTGTGATATTTCCTGTCGTTCTGTTAAATCGCGCTCAAGCGCGAGCCTCCCGCTGCCGTAAAATGGGCAACAGGATCAAGGAGGAACTTATGAAATCGATACTTTTAGGACTTTCCGCGCTGCTAGCCTTAACGGCATGCATGACAACGACCGGCAATGTTGTGCCGACCGGTAAAGATACCTACGTCGTAATTGCTTCAGGCGTATCAGGACCTTTCAGCAAGAACGAATTGCAAGCCGCTCTCGAAAGAGCAAACAAGTTCTGCGCGAGTAAAGGTCAAACTGCAACCGTCTCTGGAACTGATAATCAAGGCGTGCCAGGCTGGTCCCAAATCAGATCGACGGTGAACTTCTCATGTTCATAAAAATCATTTGGAACATAGCCAAGTTCGTCGTCGTCACCTATCTTTGGTGGACCTTTCCCCTGCAAATGGCGCTGTCGCTAATAACGATATTAGGGCTGATGGCTTTGATCTTCAGTTTTCCAACCCGGCGCCAGGCTTCAAAATCTCATGAATTGATGCGGAGTTAGATCTGCCAGTCAGCCATTTGCGCGCGAATGTGCCAACAGGAATCCCGTGCGCAGCGACATTCGCAGCGCCCTCTGCGGCGTGCATTGCGCCCTCTCTAGCCTGCGCAACAAACGTGTGAGAAGTATTGTTGTAGCCGCCGCGGGAAGACACCTGCATATTTTTCGACACTCGCCCTAGCTTCTGCAAATCATCCAGCGTGTCTGAATCGCCGATAAGCTCCGCCGCCTTTGGCCCTATTTTGGTAAGCGCGCTGTTATAGCCGTTCTGAATGAACTTGCCTTTATCGAGCCCAGCTTGCCGTTGAAGGTAATTCATCGTGGCAGATGTCATCGCCTCGCCGCCCTCCTGATCGAGCTTTGGCCGAAGCTGTTGTAGATCAGCCTTATTGCCGTTCAGTACGTATTTCTGCGTGAACTTATCCGCTTGCGGAGAGAGCCGTCCTATCGGAGTGTCGTCTTCCACCGCGGCTTTGTAGGCCGGATCTGCATCCTGTTCATCGAATCTGGCTTTGGCCAAGCCCCTGGCGCTGGAGAACTTATCCGCCACGGCGGTGGTAGCCGCGTTGTTGGGGGTCATCTTTTCAACCGCATCACGCAAATCTGACAATGCGCGGACCGCATTGCCATTGCTTGCCGCATCGGCCTGGCGAGATGCGCCGGCAATCGTGGTACGCCATGTTTCCGCCTGTTTAAGCGGGATGCTCTTGCCATTATCAGCCGCGGCCTGCATCTTATCTAGAATTGATTTGCCTTCTGATGGCAACAATTCCATCCTGTCCTCAAGCGCGGTCGCCGCATGATCTACCGCAGCTTTCGGGTCCAAGGTAAGACCACCCTTGCCAGCGGCAATATTCAAATCGTTAGCTTCTTTGTATTCCGCATTAATCGCATCGACTTTCGGCGCATCGTAGCGCTTTAAACTATCCATCATGGCTTGACCATTTTGGATATCATCGTTGCCTACGGTAGTTGGCGAGGCTTCACGATGGATAGTCGAAAGATTCTCTTGCAGCCCTTCATCTTGAGCGTCGTACCGCTTGCCTATCGCGTTATCTTTCTCGCCCTTGCGATTGAACTCATCCGAGATTTGGCCAGTATCTTGCGTCGCTTGCCCAGCGGTCATGCCGCGCTCACCGGTCATAGGAACCGGGAGGGTTTCGGCATCGTGAATATTTGAAAGCGCGGTAGGGTTTACATCCTTGACGGTTGCCAGTTCTGCCTGCGTCTCGGGCGAGAGTTTCGAGGCATCAATAGCAGTACCGGCAGCCCCAGCGTTGCCGCTAGTCGCTGCCTTATCGGCCGCAGATTGCGCGGCTTCCGTGATTGTCGGCGCCTTGGTGGCCACATCACCCAAGGCTGATATGCCAGATTTTGCTAGTCCGACAACTGGAGCAATATTGCCGATATCTCCGCCGACCTGCAGCGTATTGCGGATTACATCCTGCGTGCCAGGACTGAACTCAGGGATGCGCGTTTCATCCGTAGCGGTATTGTCGCTAGAACGCGATGGCAGCATGGCGCCAATATCACTTTTGAGTTGCTGGCCGCCCTGGCCTAGCGGTACCTGCAAAGCCTGCACCGCGGCAGGGTCTGGCGCATCCGTATTGCCGCCAGTAACTCGGCGCCACAGATCCACCGCCGCATGAGCGGCCGCATGAGGAATATTGGCGACCGTGCTGCCAATGATTTCGCTTGGGCCTGCTAGATTTTCCTCGGCCCATCCGACCCGCGGCGCGGGAGCTTCCGCAGCGGTCGGTAAATCACTGTCAGGAACGATGCTGCTAGGCAGATCACCAGCAGGAACCGGTGCGCCCATTATTGGTACTGCCAGTGTCCGCCAGAGAACACGATCGGCTTGCCGCTCTTTGACATCGATTTAGCGCCCTCTGCGGCGCCAGCACTAGCGGTAGGTGTTTGCGGCGTCTGGGGCGCGGTCGGCTTGTTGACCGCGGCGCTGCGATTGAAATACTTATCGTTCCACTGCGCGAATTGCTGGGGATCTTTGGTTGCCGATAGATATTGCGGCACGCGCTTGGCTGAATCCAACGTATATTGAGTATTTTTAATACCAGCGTCGATCAAATCTCTCAAAGCACCGTCTGTCATGTGAACCGAAGGGCTCAATTCGTCTTTCTGCAGTGAGACATCCTGTTGCGTCATTCCTTTACCGAAATTCCCTTTGCCGGCCTGGATCGCAGCGTTCCCAAGATATTTGGCAGCCTCTTGATAATTGGTCGCATCGACGCTGCCAAAAGGCTTGGTTGCCCAAGCTACCAACTCGCCCAAAGGGCCGGTGACCGGCGCCCCCTTGGAGTTCATGATGGCCTTTGCGGCATTCAGGTATTGAATCGATTGACTCCCTGACGTAGTGGCGTCTTTGGCATCGCTCAATAGATCTGTTCGAGCCGCATTGGAAGCCTGCCGTAAGTCGTTATTTGACTTCAAGTCCTCTTGCGTCTTCGGCGTCGGCAATGGCTTCAAGTCGTAATCATGATCACCCAGCGCGGCCTTCAATACAGGATCCACCGGCGCTACGGCAGCCGCAGGCGGGAGTTTTTGCGGAGGAGGCGCGGTGGCTGAGGTATTGCCGGGAGACGCTGCAGGAGGGTTTGCGGCGCTTGAGCGCGCTGCTTGATCGGCCTTGATCACATAGGATTCGGCACTAGGAAATCCAGCAGCCTGCCAGCGCGGTTGCGGCAATTGATCACCGATTTGGACCGGTTCATTGGCAGAGGCAAACGCCTTCTCTTTGCCGGCCGCATCTAGGCCGGTGAGTACCTGCTGCGATCCCAATACCGGCTTGCCATCCTTCTTATCGACCAGCACGCCGTTCTGAAAGTCCGTGTCTCGCCCGGTGTATTGATGAACGGCGATGCCGGTGTGCTGCGCAAGTAAGCGGGCATCGGCGTCGAGTTGGTCAGGATCATCGCTAGGATGCGCGGCTTTCAGCGCTGCCGCAGCTTGCGGGTTGATACGATTGAACGTATCGAATGCGGCCCCTGCTGGGGCGCTCGCCACCGTCTCAGCCATCTGATAGACGCCATTCGCCCCAAGTTGCTTCTGCTGATTGACGTTATCGATTTGCGCTTTGTACGACGCTACCGCTAATTCAGGCGCTCCGATCGATTTGGCATAAGCGTCCTGAGCTACAGCGCTCGGCGGTGGAGCGGTGGGAATAGGCGCGTATTTGGCGATAATCCCACTCGATACCTGATCGGGGCTGAAGTTCGTGCCGCCCACGGTATCGCCCGAAGGCGCTTGACCTGCGGGAGCTTGCGGATTCGCGCCAGGCTGATTCTGGGCGTAGTAGTTTTGCAGCAAGCCGAGTTTTAGATTTGCGCCTTGATTCGCAATATCCGCGCCCTGCGTCTGTGCGCCGAGCAAGCCAGTATTGGCCTGTATCTGACCGGTTTGCGCATTCGTCTGATTCAACTGAGCGCCAGCCTGCAACATGGCCTGCGGCGATTGATAGCTTGGCAGCAGGTTTGTAGGGAACGGAATATCCGACATTATTGCGGTCCCGGTAAATTCACAACGTACCCATCGCCAGTATTCATGGTCCCGCCACTACCATTAGAAGGACTGGTGAACGGCGCGTAGGTGGTTCCACTACTGCCGCCGTAATTGTTCATCAGGTTTCCGAACTGACTCCCCGTCGCACCCAACGCACTGCTAAACGCATTCGATTGACCCAATATTCCACTTGCCTGAGCGTTGCCAGCATTGCCTAGACTGTTTGCAACTCCTTGCCCTGTTGCAGTTGCTGCGCCACCGACTCCAGAAGCCGCGGCATTTCCAAGCCCCGCCATCGTGGTCAATTGATTGATGTACGAGTTGTACTGCGTCGAGGCTTGGCCTTGCGCGTAGTTATTCACCGCTCCGAGCGTGTTCGAGGAATATAGATTTCCACCGGCCGCTGCTTGCTTGTTGATCGCGCCCTCACCTTGACTCAGTGAGAACTGATAACCAGGAGAATTGTAGAAGGCAGCGTAATTGGGACTTGATGCGCCAGTCGTCGGCGCGCCCGTCCCGCCGCCAACCCCACCAATTCCGTAAATGCCGCCGAGCATATTTGCCGCGCCCTGCCCTAATGCAAGTTGCGGCGCGTAATCTGCCTGCGTCGTGTTGAACATCGATAGTTGCGCATTGACGCCCTGCTCCTGCGCATTGGCGGCCGTTGCCGCGGCGCTCTTTGCTCCACTAGCAGAGATAGCACCGCCAGCGATTGCGCCAACACCCGCCACCGCAGCGGCCGCTAGGCCCCATCCTTCGATACTCATGGCAATTTACCCGCCCTGAAATGACATATATGGATCATCCGTCCTGAGTTCTCATCGACTCCAAAACCATGTTGCGGAAATCTTCGATGCCAGCGCGCACTTTGAAAAATGAAAGCGCGGTTGTACTTTCCCTGTACAAATTCAACTTCTTCCCAAAGTCTCTCGCCCGAATCGTTGATGTCGGCTTTCAAAGCCTCGAACGCTTGTGGGAATTGCATGCACACATCGAGCGGTGGCATGACAAAAGACCCGCTTTCACGATGGCGATAGAATCCCGTGCCGTACTTGTCGGCGTGCTGGCTTAGGTAAAGAATGCAGGTCGTATCCCCTGCCGCGATGTCGGAATGCACGTAGGCTCGTTCCGTCGTCTCATTCGTGACACGAAAGAGCATGCTGTTCGGAAAGCCGACGAAGCCGCACTTTTTGTAAATCGTTTCTAAGATCGTGGCGTGATCGCCGTAGAAGTTCATGCCTTCATAGACAGAACTTCCAATCGCGCCTTTCGCGGGTTTCCACGAACCGAAACCTGATGCAAGCGCGCTCTCTCGAACCGTATCTGGATCCGCCAAGAAGTTATCGAAGATTTGCAGCATCAGTAAGCGATGATGATGCAAGCAGCCGGTGCCCCGTTGCCGCCGTTACCGGCGCGAGGTGCCGTATTTTGAGCCGAACCACCTCCACCGCCGCCAGCACCATAAAGGCCGCCATTGGCACCGTTGCCGCCTGGCGCGACTGTGATACTAGAACCACCACCACCTCCGCCAGTACCGCCGATTTGATAGCTGCCATTCACGCCATTGCCGCCATTGCCTCCGCCTAATGTACCGCCGGTGCCACCGACTGTATTTACAACACCGCTGCCAGGCGTAATGCTGGCGCCGCCCGCATGCCCAGGGCCTGCCACTTGAGGGCCAGCTGATACCCCTGAACCTGCACCGCCGCCGGTTGCGGAAAGTACAGTAGCGGTGCGTGCAACTCCCGCTGTCCCGCCAGCGCTGCCGGACCCCCCGGTTCCGCCAGTTGTCCCTGCCCAAAGATTGCCCAAAGTCGCGCCGCCGCCTGCCGTTGGGCCAGTCCCTGATAATCCAGCGCCACCGCCAAGGGCCTGCAAAAGAACGCCAAAGTTAACCGAGGAACCGGCAACGCCATTGTTTCCGGCACCGACTGAGGTAGTGCCTGCACCACCAGTACCGCCGGCGGTGTTGGAAAACGTAACGGTTTGGCTTGCGCCTAAATCTGCCGCCGATAAAATGGCGTAGGAGGCAGATCCAGCGCCACCGCCAGCACCTCCTGCGCCGATGCTGTTGTTAAGCAAGATGCCGCCGCCGCCACCACCACCGCCCCCGATGCAGATGACTTCAATGACATGCGCGCCGGCTGGAACGCTATAGCTTTGAGTTGTACCTGCAGCTTGCGTGAGCGTGGTGATGCTAGAGCCGCCACCGGAAGGAAGCGAGTAAAAACCTTTTACCCCAGCATTGTTAGTGCCGTAATATTCAGAAGAACCAGGAGCGTTGCTGTCGTTGACCAACTGCAGGGGGGCGGTTTGGCTGCCATTTCCAGTCACAGAATCTGCCGTGACTATCGGCCCCCAAATCAAAGCGCCTGATTCGCGCTGTAAAAATTCGCCATCTGCACTTGCGACAATCGCCTGAACATCCGCTGCCGAGGACGTTGGATTTCCTAAGATGGAGAAAGGAACGCTTTCACCTAATCCAACGAATGCATTCGTATTCAATGAACCGGCAATCTTGATGCCTGTCCCAGGGGTGGCGTTGCGTATATCCGCATTAGCCGCCCAGCGCTTTAAATAAACAGACGTAAACCAAGTGACAAAGGCTTGCGGGTCGGTGGGGATCGTGGAAGTTGGGATACCATCGACACCAGCCGGAATCGAAACTCTCACCAGCGTCCAGCCTCGGCCGTCAAAACCAGATCAGTCACCCAGCTTTCCGCATTCGCGGAGAGCTCAAATTGATAAACGCGCTGTCTCGAGATACCGAGACCAAACCACACAATGCGATTCGCGTATTGACCCGTAGTCCCCAGTGATCGCATCGGAAAGGCACGAAACGTCATGCCACCATCGTCCGATACGCTCATGGTTATTTCGGGATTCACATCCTGAGAGTTGCCGGTGAGCGGAGCAAAGCCACCACCCAGAACAAGCTCCAATCGTCTATGGCTTAAACGATTGTTCTCCTGATATACCGCTTGATGGGTCCAGATCGAAGTTCTAACCGTGCCCCACTCAGCCAGAGCAGTGACATCGAGAAACCCGATGTTTCCGCCTTGGGAGTCGCCCACCAAATATTGACCAAAGGCGTTGTGACAGCAAAGGGGGCGCCAGTAACCCAAGCCGAATGAGGACATCTCGTGCCACTCACCGGTTGTGACATCAAGGACTAACGTTCGAGAACTCGCCGGGAAGGTCCAGGCTATGAATAAATGACCCCCTAAGCTGTAGGAGAAGCCATAGGAGCCGGTATAATTCAAAGTCGATAAGATGGCCTCAATTGCATGCGTCGAGGCCCTGACGGGCGTCATGCCGTTCAGATAACGAACGGTCATATCATTCGCGATCCAGTAAACGGTGTTGTTCTGCAGAACGGCGGAATACTGAGCCCCTAGCATCATGCCGATCTGGATAAAGCCATTCGGCGCATCGGTGAAGGGAGTCCCTATCGTACTTGAAGCGCCGGTATCGACATACACTTCACTCGAGCGCTGACCGAATATGTAGATGTTGCGATTGCTGATCGCCATGCCAACAAATGCATCAGTGCCAAATTCTCGGGGAAAGATGTTGCCGTTGTTAAACGTGATCGGCCCGGTACCGGAAACGATCTGACCATCGTCATTGAAAAATCCACGGCCGTTCGATTGCACGAAGACGATGTAGGAATCCATGAACCAGCAATCGGTTGCCTGAAACGGCAGCGTCACCGATCCTAGACCACCGGCAATCGTGTAAACATACACGCTCGAAAATCCAGGTACCAGAATCACAAGACACTGCGTGTTGTCCGTCATCCTGACAAAATCAAGCCCACCAGTTCCGCTGATTCCGGTCGCGAGCAACGTCAAGTTACCGGCCAAGAGCGTGTAGAGATTCGGACCAATGACGACGTACTCAACGCCGGCCATCATCCACATACCGCGAACAGGATTTGCTGTTCCGTCAGTCGCTACAGATGTGATTCCAGGAGCGCGCCGCAGAATAATCGGCGGCTGCTTCTGTTTGGAATCATTTACAAGTTGATCTTGCGGGGCTTGTTCTGAAAAGCAGTTGACTAAGCGCCTACAACTGGCGTGCGGGTCCGGCAGGCTATATGAGCCTGACGGTATCGGCAATTGCATAACTTAAGTGCCTAATCCAGGCCCGTACCACCAGTACGGACCTTGTGCCCGCGGAAGTTCGGACATATCCGCTTCGCCATATTTCAACGCCCGCTTCTCAAGGCGCGTCGTAGCTGCGCCGATCTGCGCAGTCAGTTCGGGACTTAAGGAAATACCATAGTGGGCGGCGAGCGCTGCTGCGAGTACCAACTTGACCGGTCCCACATCCTGATTCTGCAAAGGTGAAACGGCTGCTAAATTGGTCTGCGGATACCAGCCTAAATGCACGCCATCAGCCGCGGCGTTGGCAAGCGTGTCATTCAGAACATTCAAACCTGTCACGCCTTGTTCGGCACTTGGCGACTGGGATTCTGAGATAACGTTGATCTTCAGGAACGCATAAGTGAGCAGTTCGAGATTCGTCGCACTCATGCGGCCGCCGATTGCTGACGCTCAGTGTTGATCTGGTGCGCCTTCTCAGAGCCCTGACCTGAAAAGCCGCGCTCTGCTTCTTCCTTGAGCGTCTTCGCAAGATTCCCATGCCAGGCATTTCTGCCAATATGTGCAAAACCGATATCGGTTTCGACCGCGATTTTGTAGCCCAAGGTTTGTAAGTGATGGCAATACACGTAGTCCTCTCCGAGTAGCACTTTCTTGGTCGGATCTTTCTCAGACTCAATCAATGGAACCTCGAAAATATGTGCAGATTCGCGCGTCTGTTCGTTATGAGTGAGTAAGTAGCTCTCGCAACTGGCGGCCACTTCTTCCGCCACGCGCCGTTTCACCAAAATAAACCCGCCGGGGATTTTGCGAGCTTGTTGGATGCCATTTGTAACAGGACCCAAGCTCTCGTAAGGAAACACGGGGTTTGTTGGGCTTTTGGTCGTGTAGACCCCAGCCACAACATCTAAATTCCTGCACAGCATCCGCATGATGGCATCCGGCATGAATGACAGATCCGCATCCAGCCAAAGCAGGTGCGTGCATTCCTTGCGTTCCAGAAACTCCGCATGCAGCCAATCCCGTGCGAGCTGAACGAGTGAACACCCAGCAGCGAATACCCAATCCAAGGCAACTCCGCGCATCAGGCAGTGAACGGTGGCGATATGCATCGACATTGCGCATTCGTGAACGACATCGCCGGTGTAAGTCGGGGTCGCAACCATCACGCGCGCTGCCAACTTCGGCTCGCGCTTTTTTAGCTTGTGTTCACCCATTGACGGCTTTCAACTTGGAAACGACTGCTTTCAATCGATCGATCGGCTGAATGGGATTATCTGACAGATCACCGCCAGGCTGCTTACGCATGAAAATGTGAAAGTTTCCGGGAAACGCCTTATCGGCACTGTGATGCGTGAGTAGCAAGTCCGGAATGCACCACAGTTCACCACCGCAATCATTCCAACGCCGGCCAAACGCAGCGTCCTCGCCCCACCACGTTCCCTTGTGGGCACCGTGCTGAAAGAGATCCACAGCCGGCGCGCATTTCTCGCCGTAGCAAAGTTCAGGATAGGCATCCATGATGCGATTGACCGCATTTCGCGTGACTTTCAAGAATCCTGCCGGTCCCCATGCCATTTTCATGCAACCATCGGGACGAACCACCGGATAGTCCGTGTCGACCAGCGCGCCCATGTACTCTTCTTCGTCCTTTTTGAAGCGATAGGTGCCGCAAACGACATCGCCGTCAGTTTCGATCAGCCGCACCAGATCTTCCGGTGGCCACGACATGTCGTGATCCAGAAATACAACCACGGTCGCTTTCGCATCGAGCGCCTTACGCAGCATCGTTGCGCGGGCCGCTGAGATGTAGGGACAGCCGATCTCATTGACCATGGAATGCTGCCAGCCAGCAGCCTCTAATGCGGGCACAGAGGCCCGGATAGCATCAAGCGTTTGCTGGAACGGTCGCGTGAGTGTTGGAACGCACAGCACCACATGTTTTTTCGGTTTTTCGCTCAAGGTCTCATTCCTGTGGCAAACAACTCATAGGCAGGCAGGACTCTCTCCACCTGCACCTTTTCAAATCCAGCCTTTTGCAAGGCATCGCGCAATGTCGACTTTACAAACCCGGTTCGATGCGCCATATGCGGCATGGCTTTCAAAAACGGTCGCCAGCCGTAGAACAAATCAGCCGCGCAGACCGGAATATTTCCGGCCATGTACAAAACATCGTCAGTTGGAGATATGCCGGCAAGGTCTGGTACGCGAATGATCGCCGAGCCACCGGGCTTTAAGATCTTCAAGATGCCAGACAGGCAACTCTCTACACCGTGAGGCGGTAAATGCTCGAGCGAATGGGCTGCGTAAGCCGCATCGAATGGTCCGATATCTTCTGGCAGATTCGCCATGTCGGCTACGATGTCAGGCTTACACTTTGGATCAATGTCTAAGCGAGTTTCCTGAAGGTGCTGCATGTTGGGCGGCAGCGGCTCTCCGCCGCAGCCCAAATGCAGAACTGTTTTCAAATCCAGATGCCCAAGGCAACTAAGGTCTGCGTCACTTCCGTGACCCATGCAGCCAAAGCGCTGCCGACCGTAATGTTGCTGGAGATGGAAACCCAAGAACTCGAATGAAACGATCCTATGCTGGAGCGCACAGGCGCCGGCGTTGCTCCGTAGAAGCCGACCGCCCCGGTATGCGACCAAGCGCCGCTAATGGTTGCGGGCTCATCGGCGAAAAGCATTCTGTTTGCCATGTTTTTTCCCTTAAAGGCAAGGGGCGCTGCCGCCCCTATCCTTATTTAGACCCAGATCCCCAGGCCCTGTAGCGTGGCAGTCACCTCCGTAGCCCACGCGGCAAGCGCGGTGGCGACGGTGATGTTGCTCGATATAGAGACCCAAGAACTCTGGTGAAAGGAGGCAGTCGATGCACGGATCGCTACGGGAGTTGCCCCGTAGAAGCCAATGTTTGCCCCGGCCGGAAACTGGGCATTGCTGCCGTCAGTCGGTTGATAATTGCTCATGATGGTTCCTTATTGACCCAACATGCGCACGGCGACTTCCGGATAAGCCAAGGTCTGGCCTACCAAAACGTCCGAACGCAGCGGGATGAAGTCATTGTTGATGTCGTAGATACTCGCCACGCGCATCGTGAAACCATCGAAGGTCTCCTGAGCGTAGTACGGGCTGACATTCGACAAGTTCTCCATGGGGACGGAGGCGAAGAGAATCGCATCTCGGGCCATGGCGACCGACTGACGGAACGTCAATCCACCCCCTGAAGCTGCCGAGATGAGAACGCCCTGCGCCGTGCAGATACCCGCAGTGGTTGAAGGCGCACCCGATACGTTCTGGTACGCACCACCATAAATCGCGGCAGGTGAGAACGTCGCGGTGACCGTACCCGTACTATCGCTGACCTGAGTCGTCACGACGAACTGCTTCAAGCGACCGAGCGAGGATTTCGTTTCCGGATCCACGTCGAACACACCGGAGATGCAGAACACATCGCCCGCGTTCAATGTCGTACCGCCAGAGGCCCAGCCCGTCATCGTGACGGTCATGGTCGACTGATAGGCATTACCCGTACCCGCCACCGCCGGCTGCGTGCCGTTGAGTACCGGAGTCGAGGTTCCGTAAACGCCCGTGGTGATACCGGGAAGCTTCGGATTTTCAATCGCCATGAAGCCGGCGACCTTCTCCGCAATCAAACCCTCAACCCACTGATCCGAGATCGAAACCTGCGGGTTGAAAAGAGCCGCATTGTTCGACACGAAGTCCACGTTGTGCTGCGGATCCACCAGAAGCGTCCGACTATCACCCGTGGGCGCCAGGGCTTGCGTCAAGAACTGACGGGCCGAGAGCACATTGGCAAAAGTCACTGCAGTTGTGGTCGAGTTGGTGCCGACGATCTTCGGGATTTGCGCGATGATCGTATTGGCGAGCAAATTGCCTTCAATCTGTCCAGCCAATTGCGACATGGCAGGCTCTAAAACCTGTTCTGCGAAGTCGCCCAAGTCCTGCGCGCGCTCAACGCTTGAGAAGTTCACGCCGATGTTGAGCTGATTCACCGTCAAAGAGGCGGTGCGCTGCACCGAGTTCTGCGCGGAGAGCGCATTGCCGGAAGCGGTCAAATACTTGAACGGCAAGCGAACCGTGATCGTGGTTCCGCGGGGAACCCCGGCGATCGGTTGAAAGTCCTTCTCGTAGTTGCGATCCACCCGTGCTGCGGCGGAGGCCTTCATGTGAAGAATAGAAAGTTGTTTCCGAGCAACCCACGTTGCCGGGACCAGTGTGTTAGTAGCCATGATTTTCCTTTAAGCGCTGCGAGCACCTTTCGCTGCTCGTCGCTTCTCCAAGGTCTGCTGACGATCCCATTTGATCCACTCAGTGGTGGACATCTTCAAAGGATCAACGCTGGGCGTGTTGCCACGGCCTTGCGTCGGGGTCGGCGGATTTGGAGCGCGAGTGATTTGTGGAGTCTTCTGCGGCGTTTTTGATTTCGCGCGAAGCTCTCCTTCGATTCTTCCGATGGCTGCTGCTTGCTGAATCGGCGTCTGGCGTGCGATCCGCACCGCCTGATCTGGGTTCATGCCCAAATATTCCAGGATTTGCGGACCTAACTCGGACTCCACCACCTCTGCCGCGGCGTCCTTCGCCAACTGCGGTAGATTTGGATTGCCAAGAACAGTTACCACGCGAGGATTCGTCTTTGCGTATGCCGCCATACGCTCATTGAATGTCGCCTGTGCGGTAGCCTCTGTTGCTTGTTGAGCGCCTTGGGTCCTTGCAGCTTCGATCTGTTTAGTCGTCCATGCCTTCATGGATTCTTCGTACTTGGCAACATCGAAACCTGAACCCTCGAGCGTCGGCACAGTTTCCACTGCGGGAGCCGGCGCCGCGGTAGCGGCTGGTTGCTGTACTTGATCTTTGGCCAACAGATATTCGTTGAATCGTCGGAGCGCGTTGCGCTCGTCAATCACCTCGTCAAATCGCCCTTTCGGAATGAACTTGTCATCCTTCGGAGGCGCCGGCGAATCGTCGCTCGGCTCGGATACGGCTGCCGCCGCGGTTGCAGGTGTCGTCTCTGCAGAAGTCTCGACTGCTTCATCACTCGATACAGCTTCAACGGTCGATGATTCCGTTGTCTGTGGTTCCGGTACGACCGGAGGCGAAGACACTGCAGGTTCCAATTTGAAGTTGGCTAGATCCGCGAGCGTAAAAGTGTCTTTCATAGAATGTCCTGCACTACACGTGCCGTGATTTGCCCTACACGGGCCGGTGAATTGAAAGGTTATGCAGCCTGTGCGGGCTGCGGAGCGGGCTTGGCGCCTGCCATCAATTGAGTCTGCAAATGCGCCGTGAAGGCTTCGGGATTGGCCGCATGGAATTGTTGGGCTCCAAGCAGGTTCGCAATCTCCGTCTTGACGGTTTCGGCTATCAATTTGCGCACTTCAAGCGGCGAGTTATTCGCCTTATCGATCGCCAAGCTGGCTTTCGCTGCTTGTTCATGCGCTTCGGCCATGACGCGCATCTGCTCGGCTTGCTGCATCGGATTCGGTTGCGGAGGCGGCATTTTCGCCTTCTCTTCTGGTGTCGGATCAACGATGCCTTTTGCAATGAGCATCTTGCGCAAGCGCTTGACCATCTCTTCGCTATCGGGGCTGTCGATCGATCTTGCGATCAAGTCGGGAATCGTTTCCGCAAGTCCTGGCACCGATCCTGCCGCATCGAGAAGCGTTGCGAGTGCTTCCTGGCGCGCGGTCTGATACGAAGGCCCTAAAGTCACATCGCAGTCATACGAGCCGGTCTTAAGATCATTCATGACTTGACCGTCATCGCTTTGGCCATTCACGGTAACAAGCTTGTCGATGCCGTCCTGGCCGATGATCCTTACGACCCGTTCGGTGTCGTAAACACTCGGCATCATGTCAAACCCGCATGCTGCCAGGAGTTTCAACGCGCTGCCGTAATTGGCGATGAATTCGTGGCTTCCGAGATCCGAGCGGCGCGTATGCGTCACCAGGGCTTTCCCAGAAACCCGGTTCATGTCGTCCGCATTGCCTAAGGCTGGATCGAAAACCCCTGTGGTCGCCTGAATATCTTGAGCGGAGTATTCCGCCATCGCGACAGAAGCGGCCGGCGGATCAATCGGCGGCAAGCGAAACGGCGCACCGCCTCCGGGAGTGCTTGCCGCGGCCGGATCGACGTTGAACGGCAAGAAGGTGCGCAGACCCACATTCGCCTGAGTGTAGGCGTCTTCAAATCCGATGATCATTTTTGGAGTTGCAAAGAGCGGTGCTTTCGGCGCCAATGCAGAACGCTCTATCGAATCTGAACGCTCGAAGTTGTAGGTTCTTTGCGCATCTTTGCTGTGCCGGATGAAGGACTGATACTTCTGCCGGCCTTCGATGTTAACGTAACTGCCAGGCATTCGCACAATCGGAATGCGCTTCCAATCGTAAACTATCGGGCCTTCCAAAATCCTTGACCCGTCGCACTTCAGCCAACGAACTTTCCAGCCGCGGACCTTGCGAGTTCTAACGACCGTCGCGGCTTTCGCGCCAGTTTTTTCTAAATGCTTCTCGACCGCTTTTTCCTTGTCCGTGTAGTCGATCACGCGACCATCGGAGAGTTGCGCGATTTCTTTATCTACGGGGACTTTCTCGAAATATTCAACAACACGAATCATCCCATCGGTGCGCCAGCCCAAGCCATCGCGCGACATCTCGAAATTAAGGCCATCGCCATCAGGATACTCAACATCGTATTTATCTTTGGATAAACGATCCCCTACCATGCACCACATCGCATCCGCGCCCCAAGGATCAGTCGATTCAGGGTCACGAATGACGGTGAGAGGATTCGGGATGTGCTTAATTCGTAGCACTTGATCCATGCTGTCATCTGATTCAAATTCGGGTACAAGCCGCATCTCGCCATAGCCGCCGGCTACTGCATGCTTATAAGTTCCTGCGTAAACCTCATCCGCGCGAGAATCTTGTTCAATCGAACGCCACAGGCCGCCAAGAACATCCGCCACATCTTGCGAGCCGTCTTTGATGGGGCGCACTTTGATCGAAGGGGCTGACTGTCTTTGATCCCCCAGCAGCATATTCACCGGCTGGCGAACACGGTTGAAAGTATAAGACGGCCGGCCTTTGCGAAGTCCTAGAACGATCGGATCCCATTGCGCTCCAGATTCCGCATCGTAAGTAAATGCGAGGTCTTCCGTGTGCAGACGTCTGTTCTCATAATCCGCACCCTCTCCTTGCTGATAGCGCAGACGGATGAGCGTCATCAAATCCTGCTCTTCCTGCAGGGAAAGTTTTTCCGGCTCGCCGGGCGCGAGCGCTTCGGGTGCGTCGATCATCCGGCCCACACCGAATTAGTATCGGCCTGGTACCACTTTCTGCCGTCACGTTGAAGGGGCTCGGTAATTTCTCGCTCAAGCCCCGACATGATTAGATAACGCATCGTGTCCATAAGGTGATCATTCGATTTCACGACACGTCCTTTCTCATCGCGACGGTAGAGGCGATACTCAGCCAATAAATTGGCGCAATTGCGGAAGACTTTGATCTGTCCGCTCCCAAGCATTTCCCAGACTTTATAAATCCCTGCCTCCACCGCGTTGTCGGCAACATCAAGGTCCAGTCCCAAATCGCGGTAGATATCTATGAGGGCGCTCCCGTCTTTTTGGGATCGGCCGCGAGCTGCCGGGTCAACAACGAATGGAATCCATTTGCCTCGCTGGTGTATAGAGAAAACAATTTGGCTTGGTTCAGTCTTCGCTCGGTACAATTCGTCATATAAATAAACACACCCGGTGTCTCGGTCATGAGCAGCCCACACAGCCGCGGTTCGATTCCAGCCCACATCCAATGCAGCACATCGAGGCCAGTGCTTCGGCAACTCAAAAGGAGTTACGGTGAAATCAGATTCAGGCACGGTATAAATCGCGCCTGCCCCAAGTTGGGGTATTCCTTTCGATCTAGAATCGCGCTGCCACGGCGGAACCGCAGCCAGCATGGTTTCTTTTTGAACGCTCGTTAAGTGGGGGGACTCGTCCCACGAAACAAAAAAAGCAGCCTTCATATCGCAGTCGGCTGCAACTCAGGGAGAAAGGAAAGCATTAATTCCGTCAATCCTAAAAGCGGCGTCGCCGTCAAATACACGATTCCATTGGTGGTCATCGTGCGAAGCAAACACTCGGTGTAAATGTCGATCGGGCATTCCTCATCAAGCCATACGACATGCTGACTAGTGCCCTGAAAAGCCTGTCTTCCCTGGTCATAGGATTTGAAATGCAGGTTCGATGTGCCGCCCACATGCTTGACCCTGACAGCTTCCAAACAATCGGAAAGCCCGTGCTTCACGGATGTGTCTAGGATCAAATCCCCCGGAATCATCCCGGTACCTTGTGCTCCAGCATCCCCAGGTGGGCCGATCAATTCTTTCTGCAGAATGTCTCTGACCGTTCTTGCCGTATCCCCAGCGCACCAAGCGTCAACTGGATCTTCAAAGCGTTTGCCGCGCCACCAACGCGGATACTTCCCGGTAAGATGACAAGTGGTCTTATAGGCGCCGGCGAGAGTCTTTCCCGACCGGTTGCCGCCCAATAAAGCGAGTTCGTTGAACTCCAAGCTCGCTGCGAAAAATTCCGTGTGCTTCGAATACAGTTCGCGTCTGTGCGGACCCTCATCCGGATAGAGGCTCTTAATTCGGCTTCGCGAATCCCGCCGCTTCTTCTCTTCCAGCAGCCTCAGCAATTCGAGCTTCTCGGCGCGCGATATCGATCCTTCGGGGATTTGCGGGGAGTTCTGGGATGGGATACTCGATGATTCGGCCGACGCCTCGAAGTTTGGCGATTCGCCGGTCAAGCTCTGCATCTGATAGTTTCTCTTCGTGCGTGTTGTCGACCTTCAATCGGTCCGTATACTGATCGGCCAGCTTTGCTTTCAAAGTCGCAATGATCAGCTTGTCATTGCCCTTACCCGCCAGATGAATGCTGCGATCCTCAAGGGTTTGAATCGCAAGCTTCGTAGCTTTTTTGATGCTTTCGGCAAAGGCTTCGTTTTCTTCCAAGTGCCGGTGGTATGCAGCGGCAGAACACTTGACCATCTCACGTGCCTGCATGATGTCGCCGGTGTTCACGTACTCATCGATGAGAACGGCCCTAATATCGTCGTCCCATTTGAAATCGTTTATTAGCCGTCGACGTTCAGCTTCCGGAGGATCCGGCGGTTTCCCTTCAGAGCATCCACAACAGGCGGAAGTGGAAACGAATCTAGGAGCAACATGGCCGTGCTTGCAGCGCTTACCATTGAAATAATGCTTCAGGCCTCGAGTACGGGCCTCGGAGCGGGAAACGAAATCGTGCATCAGTCGATCGCGGCGGAGACCGCCTCGAGGATTCCGGCATCAGTCCGAGAGTCAGTCGTGCCGTAAATGTTTTTAGACCAAATCATCAGGAGCTTCTCGCCGCCGATATCCACCGGGAAACAATCGCGAAAGCCGTACTCCACGACATCCCCGACCTTCACGGGAACAGGGGAGATAGCGCCCGTCTCCGCGCCATCCTCGACATAGAACGTTTGACCGGGGTTTACGCTCTGCCCCGGAGTGCCGTCAGAGGGCATCATCCAGGGGATACGCCGGCGTAGTCTTCGTCCTGGTCCGACTGCGACCACTTCGCCCTTTCGCAGTTCAATGCCGGCGACAAACAAGACGGCGTGCTTGTATTCGATCGGTCTAACCAGAACTCGGTCACGCAATGGCCTGATCATTCGACCGCCAGAATCTCGCGCTCGCGAGTAATCCACACCCGCTTGGAATCAAAGATGGCCTCAATGGACTTGGAAGGAGCGAGTCTCACCATATCGTTCTTGGCTATCTCAGGCTCGATCAAAACCCCCTCGCTCGTCACGCGTCCCGGACCTACCGCCAGCACTCTGCCGCGAAGGCAGGAGCGCGGATCCAGCAATTCAATCGCAGTTGCGCCCATCTCAGGGGCCACCAGCACAATGTCTTCAATCGGGTTGATCATGAAGGAATCGCGATATTGACCATTTCAATAATCACCAGAGCGATCCGGGTGATGCTTCCCGACGATGCGTTCGTGTCCGGAATGACCGCAGTGATTAAGACCTGGAATATCTCCCGGCCCAGGTAGTTTCGGGTGTTGACCATGCTGGAGCCTGGCAGCTGCAGAATCTGGGTCGTCCCGGTGGGGGTCACCACGCTCGAGGGAATCACGTTCTGATTCGTCGAGAGGCTGTCGACCTCGTAGGTAATCGAAGTCGGTTCGGTCGGAACTCCGGATGAGTTCAAGAAGGTCAACTGGAGAAGGACATCCTCCCCGGTCAAACTCTCGTGACGGACAAATGGACGCTCCGGCAAACCTTGCCAGGCGCGCGAGCCTAATGGCATGTCAACCTAGCGGCCGGATCACGGCGACGTAGATATGACCATGAAGCACCGAGACCGTAATCACATGCGCCCCTTGTTTTTCAGGACAAGATTAGCCCGCTTGTGAATCTCCCCGTGTTCCTTGGAGGTAATGCGCCCGTCCACCCAGTCGGCCGTAGCACGGACTTTCGAGTCATGGGCATGGCTTACGCTGCGATCAGCCGGAGTCGGCTCCTTGAGCTTCTTCGGCTCCCCACGAGTTATCCCGCCCATCTCCGGACCATCAAGCATCGCGATCTTCATCGGCGCTTCTTCCCGGCCTTGTTGGCCCGCGCAATCTCCTGCACGTACTTCGGTCCCGACATCCTCCCGGCCTCAAATTCCTTGTCCGCTTGAACCTTGCGGTTCTCGGACTGATGGCGCTCGGTCATGGGCTCAACGGTCGGTTTGGACATCGAAAGTACCTTTATGTAGCGTTATGCGGCTGATCTTGAATATCTATGCGTATAGGCCCGTAAATCTCGTGACCCAACTGCATAAATATGCGGCTGAGGGCTAATCCTGCCCCGCCCTAAGAGCTAAAAATGCCCCGGCGAGACGATGGATGGATAGCCTAACCTTGACCATCACCAGGGGGTTTCGACATTGCTGGATCTACTGGACGGCATATAGAGGAGCTATGACGCAGCGCAACTACGCATAATCACCTGTATGACAAACCAATATCGATGTACCGCGCATCTGATTGATTGATATGGAGCTTATCCACAGAGTTACGCACAATGCGACCTAATATGTAGGACGCTAATCCATATGGATCGGATAACGGTTAACTAATCGTTTAATAGGCCGGTCTATTGAGCGATTAACCTGGCGAAAACACAAGCGCGAAAGATTGGGCCCCATCCGTACTGAACGATTCAATGCCTTATCGTATGCTATGATGCAATGAGTGCTCAGGCTACGCTTCCGGATTGAGGCGGCGCTTCCTCATCCTTGTAACCGAACAGTGCTCTTGCCATCCAGCCATCAACGGCGAGTGAATCAGAGCGTTTACCGTAGGCTCTGACGTGTGTGGTGCCATCCTGCTTGCCAAAGACAATCACGCAGCATTGAGCGTAAGGGAAGGCTCCTGCTTTGAATTGGGCCAAGGTATGCTCTAATCCTGACTCAATGCTTCCGAGATCTACGCGACCGAACTCAACGACATTCATCGGCTCGCCTTCTCTCTCAATTGATCGATTATTGGGGCGTACTTGGCTGAGGCTAACCGAGTTCTTACCAAATGCTCAGCTTCCATCACTCGAAGATCGTTTGCAGCGTCTGATACACCATGCCAGTCGGCTTGCGCAGCTTTGACATGCAGGTACTCAATCAGGGTAAGTCGACGGCCGTGATATTCCTCGGCAGTCATGTCAGCCACCATCTGGTAAGAACCGCGATGGGCCAGCTTCGGTGGAAGTGCTGGTCATAGTGACTAGCGTTGATTTGTATTCCCTTCTGTAGACTTTCGCTAGTGCAACTCATGCATTTGCAACGATATTTTGTGTGGTGAGTGATACCGAATGATCATCGCCCGATAATTCCGTGAAGCAAGTCACGTAGCTTTCGATGAAGTTCTTTCCGAATGTCAGGTACTGCCAGTACAAGCGCATCGATAGCTCGAGCATGCCTGCCTTTTGTTTCGACTGCAGGTACGCGTAGACGTAATGCGCCTCAACAATCTCTCGCCAGCGCTTATCCATTCGCTGCCACGCACGATTCACCAAGAGCGGATAGTTCGGCGGCGGGCCAATGTAAACCTCTGGGAAGCTCTGTACGGCCGTACCCTGGCTTGCCCCTTCCCTGTCATCCCTGATCGAACCTAGCGTGCTCCCAAGCCGCCCTATGCGCTCTTTGGGCTGCAACTCCGAGATCCCCAACATGCGCCGGCGCTGACTTGCCCAATCGGCACACCACAGATCGATGATGTCTTTCTGCCACCTCATTTCATCACCGCCCAGGCGAACCCGCAGATCATGGCTAAAATCAAAAGCCCAGCCGATACCACCCGCCATTGCTGCTTGTTAGTCAGCAAAGGATCGTAAGGCCAGGGAAGCCGAGATCGCTTGCGGGGAATGTGGATGCGCTCAGATTTGTCCATACGCTAACTCCGTGTAATGGCCTCAATTGCCTCGGATGCGGTTTTTACGATCGGCGTGAGAGTCTCGGCAATGAACTGATCTTGGCCCAGGCAGCGCTTGCTCGAATGCTTCGGCTCCCCTGGGGTCTTTACCTCGAGGCAGAAGAAGCGACCACGAAAGTGCACCAGCAGATCAATCGGCAGGCTGCGATAGACTTTGGCGCCGACTTGCTCCAACGCTTTGACGATGGCCGGCTCTGCAATGTCGCGTTTGGCCGCGCGCCTCATCGGAATTTCCAAAATACAAAGATGGCCACTGGCACAAGGCCGACAGCTATGGCCCACCAGGGGAATGTTTCGTGAAGAAATACCGCAAGAGTCATTATTTGACGCTCACCGCATCCAAGGATTTGAGCAGAAAGTCCTCTTTCGCCTGATGCGCATCAGCTAGCTTTTTGGCCTCATCGAGCGTCGGCAGCTCGCGCTTCAATATCCCGTAGTGCTCATCGTGGCGATACCAAAGTGAGAATCCACGGATGCCAGGGCAGATGCTGTAGTTGCCGCGGGAGAGTGTGCCATCGCGCATAGTCCAGCTCATACAGCATCCCCCCAATTCGGCGGGGCCAACATATCGGCAACCATCACGCGAAAACCTGGCTTATCGCCATCTGGATCAATCACGACACCGGTTATTTCGTAGCCGTGATCCTTCGTCAGTTTCTTGCTCAGATCCTCTGCATCGAAAGTTCTACCGACATACGTCCAAGGACCGCGGAGCTGCTTAGGGGTTAAGCCAGACCCGTAGTGCTGCAGAACAAAATCACTTAGCCGCTCGCATGTGTTTTTCGACAGACCGCCGCTGCTTGGTGCTCTAACTGGCGCAATAGATTCGGCGAATTGCGGGAATGTCGGAGGATGATTGATGTACTTTGAGCGAATCGAGGTCAGCGCTCGCTTAACAGCTTCGTTATCTGCACCGTCAATCGTTTCGCACCAGTCTTCTGGTGGAGACTCGCCGTACTGCTCAACTAATCGCGTCCCATACCATTCGACAAGACGCTGCCAAACACGCTTTGCGCGGGCACTGATGGGTGATTTAGGCACGATCTAACGCCTCCATGGCTTGAGAAAATTTTGTTTTGCGCGTCGTCGCAGATTGCGATTTATTTTCTGGAATAACCCAGGCCTGCGACCAAGGCCTGTCAACCGCAGTAAAGAACTTCGATGGATTCATCGCGTAACTTCCGGTCACGTCGATGTTCTGGCGATAACGCCTGACCCCCGAGATGAGTTCGGCCCAAGAGGCGTGGCCGTTTAGGACTAGTGTCCTCGCTCCCTTCTCCGCTGTGATCCAATCTTCTCGGCCGCTGGCTTTCGGGTACTTGGCCCGAATCTCGTTCATGGACTGCGAGATTTCAGATTCGCTCGCCATAGGGGAGATTGTTTTATCTACCTCTGCATCTGAATCTCTCTCTCCCTCTAGGGCGTGACTGTCACTATTGCTAGTTGTGACATCATTGTGACTTTCACGTTCTTTGTCCCTAATGCGTTGATTTTTCTTACGATCGGCAGAGTCATGATCGCTTTTCATTTGACGCTGATTCCAAGCTGACGGATGCCAGTCGTCAGTGATTAATCCGCCCTCGATTAACCGTCTCTTGACCTCGATAGCCGTCGCAGGATCTAGGCCTAGAGCCTTAGCGATCATTCGCTCGCGATAGGTTTCACTGACCGAACACGCATCGAGAGTGCCAGCGCCTTTCAAGCAAAGAAGCACCACGTAATGGCGCTGATCCTCGAATGCCAAAATTTGAATTTTCGGATCTGTAGAAAATTCGGTATAAAGCCGCAGCCAAGGAAGGCTCATGTCTGACACCGCGAATAGAAAGTTTCTGACAGATTCGCGGCTTTATTGACAGTAAGGTTGAAGCTGCGGAGGGGCGAATCAACACGATACGAATTAAACATAAAGCTGTTCATTTCTTGGTCCCGGGCTTCTGCCTGAGTTTCCCGGTTATTCCCAAGCCCTCCATCACGTGGCTATCCAAAATCCATCCATGGATTCGCTCAGACAGCACGCGCTCTATCTCGCGTTCAATGAACTCGCCGACGTCGATACCGTCGCGAGCGCAAATCTTTATGAGAGCTTCGTGCCACTCGGGATCGAGTTTGGCGCGGATGTCCTTACGGTCGAGGGACACAGATTAAGTCGAATCGGAAAGACAAAAAAAGAGCATTTAGGCGGCGCTTCCTTCGCTCGCCTGGTTCCAATCCTCATAGTCTTTGAGGTCGAAACGCAGCTTATTTTTGGTGATCTGCGCGATCTGCGCAGCTCTCAATGGCGGTACCCGATCCCCCCATGCCGAGACGGCTTGCTTTCCAATCCCTAGGGCTTCAGCGACCGCAACGCCTGTTCCGAAGTGCTCTATGACCTGTGACTTCAACATATCGGCCGAGTCTACCATGGTGGACACCGTAGTCAATGATGGTGGACACGTATCCATCCTACGATCATTTCCGATGGACACCTTCGGACAACGCGTTAGGGGATTAAGAAACTCAAAGGACCTCAGCCAGGAAAAGCTGGGGGCTGCGATTGGCGTGGGTAAGCAGACCATCTCTTCCTGGGAAAATGATGCTGTTAAAAACGTCGAATTGAAGCACTTATTCGCGCTGGCGGACGCATTAGGCGTCGAACCGCGCTGGCTAGCCCTTGGCCATCTCGAACGACTTTGCGCTCCCATTCAGGGTTTTCCTACCTCGGAAACGGGTAAATATCGTATTCGGCGCCACCAGCGCCGGTAGCAAATCTAGCATCTGAAACCGTCCGTTGTGCGGTTTTTCGCACTTTTTACAATTGGTAGTCCACCATGCTTGACCAAGTGTCCACTATGGTGTACTTTCGTTCCCATGTCACAGGGAGCGCACATGACCATCCGCAAATTAGGCCAGTACTGGGCCGTGATAGTTAACGGCCAACCGCTTTTCACCTCTGCCACTTTCCCGCATTGGGCGGTCGCATGTATCTCGTAACTATTTCGTGGGCCGATGGAACGGTAACCCGCGCCACAGTCAGCAAGGAAACGCTGCGTCATTTTTCGATGCGTGCATGCCGAGGGGCTAGCGTGAAGTGGGTGCGCCAATGAGCGCCGTTCTTTCGAACTCAGCTCCAGCTTGGCTTATCGCAGCTCGTGCCGAAGCGCAACGCCGCTTTGATGCGGTGAATTGGCAGCAAGGCAAATGGTACGCGATCCACGACGAGGACGAAGGCTCACCCTGCAGCGCACTGATGTTCAAGTGCGAGATCGATCCGCAAGGCGATGTGTACTTGGTCGAGGATATGTGCGACTACGACCGCCGCTGCGGGCATCAGCCCGATTGTTTCGAGGCGCTCGGCTACATCACATCGCGTTCCGTCATCGTGGGGCCTTTATGATCTACGCAATCCTGATCATCGCCCCCATCGCGGCTTACTTCATTTTCACGAAGCTCGCGAACTTCATCGTGAGCAAGTTCGAGCGTGCGCTGTGGTAGGGCCGGATGGTCCTGTCGAGCGTGAGCAGTGGGCCGAAGAACGCTCAGAGCGCGAGTACGACGAATTGGACCGAGAGGAAAAGCTCGCCGACGAATCGGTCGACGAATCGCTACTCGATATCGCCGAGGCGCGCATGACCAACTTTTGGCTAGAGAGGGTTATCCGATGAGCCTCGACTCAGCCCATCTCGTCTCCATGGTGCGCGCACAAATGGACGCTAACCAGGAAGTCTTTAAAGCCGGTTACGAGGCTGGCTACCGTCAGGGCGTGATCGAAGGATGCGCGGAGGCGAAGAAGCTTCTCGCGGCAACTGAGGCGCTGATTGCATCGGCACAGCAGGCGTTGAAGTCATGAGCCACTGGGAATCAATGCCGTGGTCCTCGGGCCTGTGCTTTCTGCTCGCCGCTATCGTTGCCTTTTGCGTGCTGTTTTTGCTGTACGACGCATGGAAGCACAGAGAGCCGAATCGCGTTCCAAAATTCGATGCGTCAGTTGGACGTGACGTATTTCGTTTCATCAAAGGAGTTCACAAGTGAAGGAGTTAATTGAAATGGGAATAATTCGCCAGGGCGATGTGGCTTTGGTTCGCGTCAAAGCGATTCCAAAGGATGCCATGGAGCAGAAAATCGAAGGCCGCAAGCTGATCTTAGCTCTAGGGGAGGCCACCGGGCATCACCACCGCTTCGAGTTCTTGGATCAGACACAGAACATCAAGCTCTACGCTACCGCGGGCGGGGCGCGCTATCTCGATGTCTCGGCGCCATCTGACTTGCTGCACGAAGAGCACTCCACCGCACGTGTTCCGGCCGGCAAGTGGTTGCTGCCGCAGCAGGTTGAGTACACCCCGGCTGAGCTGCGACGCGTGGCGGACTAGTCATGAAGAAAATCGAGACGCTCACGCCTGCGCAAACGGCGCTCTTTCCTGAGTACATCAAGCGTTGGACCGATATCGGATTATCCACCTTACCCGCTGATCGGGGCGCGGCGGAAGAAGCAATCCGCGCGATGTATCGCGCCGGTGGTTTGGAGCCGCCGAAGAAAATCGTTTGGTGCGGCTCGCCCCTGTCTTCCGGCCTAACGCGCGCAATTATCCTCGATAAAAAGCTGCTCGCAGATATTGGAAAGAGCGTCGGGGCCAGCGTCGGGGCCAGCGTCGGGGCCAGCGTCGGGGCCAGCGTCGGGGACAGCGTCGGGGCCAGCGTCGGGGACAGCGTCGGGGCCAGCGTCGGGGACAGCGTCTGGGACAGCGTCGGGGCCAGCGTCTG